ATTACTAGGGTAATTTACTTCTCCTATGGTTATACCTTTAGGTCTTGTAAAGACTTGTGTTACGTTATCTGATTCTACTAAAGCCCACATAATTTACCTCGCTGTTGTTGGGATTCCTGTTGATGTTGTGAATGGATTTTCTGCAAATGCCATGTAGATGTATGTTCCACCTGATGCGTTTATAGCTGCGTTAGTGGTTCTTAGCTTAAACCCATTTGAAACAAAATCTGCCCAATCGCTTACACTTTGTATATTACCTAAATTAAGGTTAAATCTTTCATCTATTACATTTTCTTGAATTGTTGCACCTGTAATTATATTCCAGTTCTTTGCTGAGTCTGTTCTCTTTAAAATAACCACAGCAGGTTTAAAGCCTGTATAGATAAATGAACCATCTGTACTTCCATTGCCGACATACTTGCCGAACTTGCTGTAGCCTTGTTTTTCTGCGAAGCAGTAGGCTAGATATTCTCCACCATTTATATTGAAATCACTTGAAGTTCCTATTGAATATACTGATGTAGTAGGCTCAGTAGTTGTCCAAGTTGCAGTAGGATTAGAAACAGCAGCACTGGTTAAGTTTAAGTTTAAGTATGAAGTTCCAGTAGAAACGTGTCTAACATACCAGCTTATTGCTCCGTTCCTTTTCTTTAACAAAATTACATCAGGTTTTGCACCAAGACCATGTCCAATTGTTGCTGTTGAACCTGCTGTTGTATAAGTAACAATGCTAAACCCTGCATCTTGATTGGCTTGAACTGTAGAAGTTATAGAACCATCCGTATTGCTTGAGGTCGTACCACCATTGGCTTTCCATTGCCATGCTACATAGTTTGAACTACTAGAATTTGAATTACTGTTAGTTCCTACAGAAAAACCATTTGTATCAAAAGATTTAACTATAGATGTAGAAGTTCCTTCAGCATCAGTGCCGCTACTTATTAAAAATTTTGTAACACCTCTACTAGAATTTAAAAGAAATTTATCGCCTGGTGTATCATATCTTGCAAACCAAATTAAATCAGGTTGTAAATTACTATTACCATCGTTGGTTATTGCTGTATTATCAACGCTATTACCAGCATAACCTTTAGCCTGAAAATATGCAGATGGGTCGTCTATCGTTGTATAAGCCATTATCCGTACTCCGCTAAGTTTTTAGTGCATAAGGCGTAACCACCTTTTGTATCAAACTCAAAATTACCATAGCCATTGGGGTCTGTATTTCCTGAGGCTATTGAAAAACTAGATGCTGGATTTAAAAAATTTAATCGTGCATCTACACTTGTTCCTTTTACTGTTATATAAGGAAACATTAAAGTATCAAAACTAACACCACCACTTCCGTGAGTTGCGGTATAAATTAAACCATCATTACGATAAAGTTTCATAACTGGTGTTGTCCCTGTTTCTAAAAGTACACCCCAAATATCTCCAGCAGCATTTGCTGTTTGTGAAGAATATCTTGAAATACCATCTGCATAAACATTATTGTAAGCAGTTGAGCCACTTGTAATTCTTGATTCTTTTATCCAACCTATACCAATATCAGTATCAGAACCACTAGTTCCAATAGATGTTTCAATCTCCCAATACCAATCTACAGTAGAGTTAAATGGGTCAATTCCGATTGTTCCATAAGTTCCGTTAAAGTTTCCACCACCACCAGCCTTACCAGTGCTTACTAAAGCTCCTTCTGTTATGTCGTTGCTTCCTTCTAAAGATGCTAAAACATTAAGAGTACAGCCATTATTAGTAGGTGTGTCAGTTGCAATATCTGCTGATGACCAATTATCTAAATTGACAAAAGGATTAGTATTACCACTAAAGTCTTTTCCTACTCCAGTATTATTTGCATTACTATTAGCACTACCAAAATCAGACCAATTTAAATAATATCCTTGGTCTCCATATGTAACATCAGCTTCTTTAGGAATCCAAATACCGCTATCATCATCATATTCACCAAAGTCTGATGCAGCATATTGAGTTCCATCTATACAATGTAATTCTGCGATATACCCACCTTTAAAATAAGCCTGATTACCTATTGTATGAGATGTATTAACTTTCCAAAGTTGATTATCATTATTTTGAGTACCATAGTTTTCTGTTGAAAAAGATGTTTGTAAAACTCCATTAACATATAAATTAACTCTATCAGATGCTGTGCTTTGTGTTGTATCTACTGCACATACTAAATGATACCAAGCCGAAGTGTCTCTAAAAAGTGCATTTGTTGCCAAACTCCAACCTGCAGAATCATCATAAGCAGCAAACTTTTCATCTTGAAATTTTACAACTGTTGCATTCCCACCAGCTATTGCTATCCAAGGTATATTTTGTCCACTTGCTAGTAGTTCAGTTTTCTTAACCCAGTATGAAACAGTGAATTTTTTAGCATTAGTTGTACTATTATTTGCTATACAATTTGCACCTGTACTTGCATCATAGTTTCTTGTAATTGCTTCGCTATTATCTGATTCAAATTTATTTGAATATTCAATATCATACCCAGTATCAGTAGCGATACTTCCACGATTAGCTGTGCGTTGTAATACTTCCATAGATTATTAAGTTTGTGCCATGTTTTGTGTTCTACCAATTTCTTGCCAGACTGAACCGTTATATCTAAACGAGAATATATCAGTCTTGTTAGCTGTGGCAGTCACAGTAGGTGCAGTCGATGCTGCAAATTCAAACACTGTGTTCCAAGCCACTGTATAAGGTGTACCGCCTTGTGCAATTTCTACAGAGATTATAGCACCTTCTACAGCGTTACTTGGTGCTGAGAATGTTGTGTTCTCTGTGGTTGCGTAGTAGGCGTTGGCTGCTGCTGTAGCATTCCAAGCTACTGCATTAGAACTTGAGGTTATTGCTACTTGACTAATGTTAGCTGATTGACTTGCTGTAAGTTGAGTTGTAGGCGAAGCAGTACCAATTCCAACGTTGCCTGATGTGTCTAACCTAACCGCCTCAGTGCCTTTATAATCAAAAACTAAATCAACCTCTCCAGTTGTTCCAGCAGCTTCTTGGAATATTTCCCATGTAGTAAGACCAGTTTGTGAGGCATCGTTTGTTTCCCACCCAATACCGCCATAATCAGCACCATTTGTCATGGTAGTATCTGTTGCAGTAATTAAAAGTCGATGCAGAGCATTAGCTGAAATTTCGACCAGTTCAGTTGGTGAAGAAGTACCAATTCCAACATTTCCAGAGCTATCAATGCGAAGTCTTTCGCTGCCAACAGTAGAGAAGACAAGTTTATCGTTAGCTCCTGCTGCATCAATATTTATTTCATTGGTTGTTGAGTTATCTATTGTTAGCTGTGCATTTGCTCCTGCAAATTTTACTAAATCTCCAGTTCCTTCAACCTCTAATTTAAATGTAGGACTAGCAGTTCCAATTCCAACATTTCCTGATGAGTCTATGACTGATACTACTCCTGAAGCACCTGTTTCAAACTGAAAGCCACCACCATTTGTTGTAAAATTAACATGTCCTTCTGAGTTTTCAGCTCTTAAACCTACAGCACCAGCAGTACTTGTATCTGAAACATGTAATATTTCAGCAGGACTAGCAGTACCAATACCCACGTTTCCAGAGCTATCAACCCTTAGTCTTTGTGATGCCCCAGCATATACTACAAAATCGTCTCCAGCTGCACCTATATTAACTGTAGAATCGCCTGTGGTATTTGCATCTTTCAAAGAAAGTCTAGCAGCAGTAGTACTATTGCTACTAAAAACTGATGTAACTTGTTCTCCACCAGAGTTTACTTCAAACCTTCTGCTTGGGCTGCTAACATTAATGCCTACTTTGCCTGATGAGTCTATTCTTAGGCGTTCTGTATTGTTATATCCAGTCAATTGTAAACTGTTATCTGAATTGTCTAGGCGAATACCACCTTTAATTGTATCCGATGTACTTCCGAAATATAAAGCTGATGTTCCTGTATCTGAGGACACAATAAGCTGTGCTGTTTCTGAAGTATCTGATACTAATTCAAGTTTTTTAGTTACAGCACCAGTTGTACCGATACCCAAATTCTCAGTACTTGCATCCCAAAATAACTTAGCAGTTGTGCCTGTATCCTCGTAGAAGGAAATGTCGTTGTTAGATTCTATTTTTAATAAATCTTTACCTGCAAGGTCTTCTATTATAAAGCCAAAGTCAGAAGATGCACTTGCATTAGCCTTTAACTGATACCCGTTTGTCTCAGTAGCATCCGCAATTACAATGGTGTTTGATGCTGCTCCAAGCACTTTTGCAACACCATCAACAGTCAAACCATCAGTAGTAATCGTACCAGTATTATTAATATTACCTGTACCTGTAATGTCATTAGAGTTTAAGTCTAAATCTCCACCAAGTTGAGGAGTTGTATCTTCAACAACTTCATTAGTTGCAGCAACGGTAGTATCTACATAAGCTTTAATAGACTCTGAAGTCGCTAAAGTTGTTGCTGTAGCTGTAGCAAAGGTATCATCATCAAGTACTCCTGTACCTGATACGCCTGTATTGATTACAGGGCTTGTAAGTGTTTTATTTGTTAAAGTCTGTGTATCTGTCAGTGTAGCAACTGTAGAGTCTATTGCAACTGTTACAGTGTTACCTGAACCTACTGTATCTAAACCTGTTCCACCAGCGATTGTGAGAGTCTCTGAGTCGAGGTCAATTGAAAGTGCACCTCCGGTATCTCCTTGAAAATCTAAGTCCTGTGCGGTCACCTGAGAGTCTACATAAGCCTTTACAGATTGCTGTGTCGGTATAAGCGTTGCAGAGTCAGATGTCATATCGTCTTCGTCTACAAAAGCTGTAACAGTTATGGTGCCATCGTTAAGGCTACCAAAGGTTAAATCTGTTATGGTTGTTGCAGCTATTGTGCCACCTTCAACCTTGTCACCACTGATTTGATTATCAGCAAGTGTTAGAGTACCTGCAGAGACATCTAAAGTTTTTGAAGCTCCTACAGTTATGTCAGACGTTGCTATGGTAGCACCGTCAATGGTACCTCCATCAATGTCTGCTGTATCAGCTACTAAGCTGTCAATGTTAGCAGTACCATCTATATAGAGGTCTTGCCATTCTTTGGTAGCACTACCTAAATCGTAAGTACCATCTGTGTTTGGTATAATGTCTGAATCAATCTCTGCAGCTAAGTTAATGCTGTCAGTGTCTGCATCACCAAAAGTAAGGTTGCCGGAGATAGTAGCGTTACCTGTGACTGTAAGATTACCACCAACAGTCACGTTACCAGTTGTAGTAACGGTATCTGTGTAAGTATCTTTAAAGTATAATGAGCTAGTTCCTAAGTCAACATCGCTGTCTGTAACAGGTACAATAGCTCCATCGGCTATGTATAGCTGTTGTACAGGTGCTGAAGATACTTCAACATAAAACTCAATGTAGTTATTGGTTGTATCTATTAATACTTTGTTGTTTGGAGAAGTCTCTCCTGCATCACCAATCAGTCCTATAACAGGTCCTTCGGCTGATGTGCCATCGTGTGCGTGACCTGTTGTGTTGCTAAAAGCATTGACGAGTTGGTTATATTCATTATTGAATATTGCAGCAGTGATTGTGTCTCCATCAACAAAGGAACTCTGTCTTATGTAACCTGCCATTATTTAATCTCCGTGTGTTTTATTTTATTAGCCTACTAAATTTTTTGTAACTGATGCAGGGTTAATTTGTTCTGCAATGTTTGCATCAAGGTTATCTTTTAAAGTTTGTATTTTTTCTTCACCCATTGCAGTTTCTACCCAGCCTTGTACCGTTGCAGCATCAACACTATCAAAAGCTATAAAGCTTGAAATGTCTGCTGTGTCTAACGATTGTGTTCCATAGACTGAAGCAGTTAAATTATTTCCATCTGCATCTTGATTTGCATCATCTTCTGCATTAAGTCTCCAATGCACGTTATAAATAACGTCTACATTGTCGTCTAGTGTTGGGTAAGTATCGACTGTGGATACGTTCCAGTTATATGTTATTGCCATTTTGTTATCTCCTACCTGAAGGTATAAAATCTATATAAAAACCATTTATTTTATAGGGTGCTTTGTTATCATCTGTGATGACTGTAAAATTATTACTTGTCCCACTGCCTTGTACGGGTATACGTACCATAGGTGCTGCTGCACCACCAAATACGTTAATGTTAAACACCGCTTCACCAAATACCGAAGGAGGATTAACCGTACCAAATAAAAAATTAGAAGGTGGTTGTGGTGTGTCAGGATTACTAAAGTCGTATCTGACTTGTAACTCTGGACTTACAATACCTTCTGCTGATATAGAAACTCTAACGTAGTGTAAAGTTTTTAAAGTTCCTAAATCTCCGTAATCGTAGTCGGGTGTGGCATATCGAGCAAGAATATTAGTCCCATTAAAAGTATTACCTGAATCGTGTATATACACGTAGCCATCAGTATCACCATGATAATATTCTTCAATACCACTTTCGTTAAATCCCGAACCTATTCCGGTTACTTCTATACCTCTTGTTTCAGACCATTCAAATCCGTTTGGTCTTAATGTTCCTATAACTCCTCTTTGTGATGCATTAGCTGCAGTTGCATCAGTATAAAATAATCTATACTGAGACTTTTCTCTAAGCACTACACTTGAAATTGTGTATTTATCTACGTTTTGTGCAATTGTTGTAATAAGAGGTTGTATTTGTTTTGATACAGTTCCTAACTCAACGTCTCCAATTCTTGCAGTACCAGCAACGGTTCTTAGTCCGTCTGGTGCCAAGAAGATAAGGTCACCCCCTATCTCTTGAATACTGTAACCACTTAAACAACCAATACTTTCAGCAACTGAAACAATGGCAACTGTTTGAGAGTTATCAATGTTTATAAGTTTGTGAATACTATTTTCACAAAACACAAACAAGTCTTCACGGAATCCTTTAATTCCTACAATCTTATCTGTAATAGTAATACTACCTGCTCCAGAACCAGTAAAGTCTTCAGGACTATTGTGTACACTGTAGTAGACTGTGGTTTCGTTGCCTTCTACACCAGCAGCAATTAAGTGATGGTCGTGTGCTGTAATATATTGTACCGGAGTATTAGCTCCGTTAGGACTTACTTCTGAAGTAAAAAATGTCCTAGTATTTAAAGCTCCAGTGCCTTCCATTCTAAAAACAAAAATGTCTTTAGTAGAATTATCGGCTATCATTATCCTACCGTAATCTTGACCAGCACCTTCAAACATTGCAAAAGTACATTGACCTTGCCCAGTTCTTACCGAAGCTGCTTTACCTGTAAAGGTAGCATAAGTATCACCACCACCAGCAGATAATTTATTTATTTGTAACCATGTAATTCCATCTTGGCTAAAATAAATATTGTTGTTAATAACAGCAATAACTCCATCAGCATAAGGTGTCACCCCATGTATTGTTCCTGTGCTACCACTAGGAATCGTTGCACTTTCACCACCTAATTTTGTATAACCATTGATACGTCTGTATCCACCTTCTATAGAGACTTCAAAGTTTCTAAGGTCGGTGGCAGTTCCGGGGGTTTTAAGTAAGTCAATTTGATTTGAAGCTGTGACTAAACCACCGGTACATGCAACGGTATAAGGTTGTGAACGTGCCATAAATTAAAAGTATCTTCTGTCGTCTGTCATTGCACGAGGAGTAGGATTAATCAAATTAGATTTCATATTCCTCATCGCTTTCTTATAATCATCCATAGCAAAAGCTGCTTGTTGTGGAGATTCTTTAAACTGCCAAATATAATATCTTGTTTTAGCAGTTATGACATTCGTGTATTGTTCTGGAAAGACAACTGTGTCTCCGTGTGCTACAAGTTTTGTAGGCTTTTCAAACGCATAAAAGTGTACGTTGTACTCTTTATCAGGTATTGGACTTAAGCCAAACTTCCTTGCATCAGGTGATTTAATAACAAACTTAGGCTCACCATATG